GTCAAAGCTAAAGGCATGGCAATGGGCGGTAAAGTCAAAGCTAAAGGCTACGCAAATGGCGGAAGAGTTCGCGCAGGAGACGTTCGTTTTAATAACAAAAGGGGTTTAACCTATTAATGCCATACTTACAAAGTAACATCCCGCATTTCAAATGTTGGGTGAGACGTGAATATACCTACAATCACGATGGGTATCACGGGGAGTTTCTACATGCGATGGCTGTTGCAGTCACCACCATGCCAAACAGGTGTTTGAGTTTTCAAGTTATCTTCACAGGTTGTGAGGCTGATATTGAAGGAACACCGAATGTGCATGGTGGCGCAATGTGGGCAAGGATGCCGATTACGGCATTGGTTGGTGATACGCCGTTTGAAGAATGGCCTACACCTATGCCGGTACATTCGGCCCAACCTTGGGATTGCTCTTCTCACACACATTCTGTTTATCAGTTAGATCGAGCCACTCCTTGTCCTTGGATGGCAAAGATTGATAGTGATTTCTACCCTGCAAAGTACATGTTTACGGTAGATTACACTGACAGCGAGATAGCTGATGATCCAGCCCAACATAAGCAGAGCCATGTTTTAGAACTATTGGATGCCGGTGAGTACACGGGCAACATTGTGGCTCTTCCAAACAACAGAGTTCGGGTGACGCACCCTGCTTGGTTTGAGACTGGCGAGGGCGCTCCAGACTTCCGTCCTTCTCAGCATATACACTATTCCAAGTCCGATTTGGACTACACATTGGATGTGACTAGAATATTCGACAACATATACAATGAGTCCGATTGACATCTACCCACAACGTCCATACGAGTAGACAGTATGGACGTTGTGGACTTAGCAAAACACTTATACAAACAGCTACGCACTAGAGAGCGGGACATTGCGTATGCGATGTCTCAAGGAAGCGTTAAAAGCTGGGAAGACTATAAGATGCTTGTAGGAGAGATTCGGGGCCTCTCTCTTGCTCAAGAAGAAATTAAGACCCTGTTGGAGAGAACCCACGAAGATGTCGAAGAAACTCTATCTTCCTGATCATGTCGCACAGAAGGTAAAAGATGAACGGAAAAGTGATCCTGTATCTACTGAAAGTGCATATGTAACCCCAGAACAGCGGGTGTTAGACCCAGCCCTTCTGGATAATTCCCTGATGGACAGACTACCACAACCCACCGGATGGCGGGTATTGGTCATGCCATATCAGGGCAAAGCTAAAACAGCTTCTGGACTATTCATACCTGATGAGGTCAGGGAGAGAGAAAGCGTTGCTACTGTGGTAGCTTATGTTCTCAAACTCGGCCCTCTTGCGTACAAAGACGCCGATAAGTTCGGACCCAACGCGGCACCTTGGTGTAAGCAGGGTCAATGGGTTTGTATCGGTAGGTACTCAGGATCAAGGTTTAAGATTGAGGGCGGCGAAGTCCGCATTCTCAATGACGATGAAGTAATTGCAACATTGTTGGAGCCAGATGATGTCAGACATATCTAACGAAGACCAAGACGAGGGCGAAACCGTAGAGGTAGAAATTGAGGACACTGAAGATAAGTCCGCAAGTTCTGACGCTAATGTAGAGATCATTGACGAGCCAACTGTCGAAGATGACGGAGAGCTAGATCAATACAACAAGGGCGTACAGAAACGTATTCGCCAGTTGAACCAGCGGTATCGTGACGAACAGGTCAGTCGCGAAGAAGCCACAAAGGTTGCTCAACAACTGTCTGAACAAAACCGGCAGCTTCAAGCTCGGGTTCAACAGTTGGATAGTGGGTATCTAAATGAATACGGCAATCGTGTTCAGTCCGAATCTACTGCGGCCGAGAAGGCTTACTTATCGGCGGCTGACGAGGGTGACACCGAGGCCATGCTTGCCGCGCAGAAGGCTTTGACACGGGCTCAATATGATGAGCGCCGCTTTGAGGCTGCGAAGCAACGGGTCGATCAGAACGCCCAGCAAGCACAACAGGCTCCTGCCCAACAGGCCCAGCCAGCACAACAGGCCCAGCCTCAAGTAGACCCTAGGGCCGATGAGTGGGCGCAGAAAAACAAGTGGTTTGGTGACGATGATGTAATGACCGCGTCAGTCTTTGCTATCCACAAACGTATGGTAACTCAGGAAGGGTTTGACCCATCCTCAGAAGAGTACTATACAGAAGTTGATCGTCGTATGCGTTCGGAGTTTCCGAACAAGTTTGTGGCGAAAACCTCGAGAGGAAGTTCCCAGGTCGCTTCTGCTGGATCTTCTGCTTCTCGTAATACTGCACAGAAGCGTGGAAAGTCGGTCAAGTTAACTCAAAGGCAAGTCATGATGGCTAAGAAGCTGAACGTGCCTTTGGAAGCCTATGCTAGATATGTGAAGGATTAAACATGACTGAGAGAAAGCCTCGAGCAAGTTCGACTCGTGAAAAAACAGAACGCCGCAAGCCATGGGCTCCGCCCAACCGTTTAGAAGCTCCCGACCCTCCCGAGGGTTATGTGCATCGCTGGATCCGATTATCTATGCGTGGTGAAGAAGACAAAATGAATGTCAACACCAAGCTAAGAGAAGGATGGGAACCAGTTCGCGCAGATGAGTACCCCGACTCCCAACATGCAGTAATTGATGATGGGCAGTATGCAGGGATAATCGGTAGTGGAGGATTAATGCTTTGCAGACTACCCGCAGAAACAGCCGCTGAACGTGCCGCGTATTACGGGATCCGGACCCGAGAACAGATGACTGCTGTAGATTCTGATTTAATGAAGGAACAACATCCTTCAATGCCGATTAGCAATAACCGGCAATCCCGTGTAACTTTCGGAGGACGCGGAGGCGGCTCTGAATAAAACTTGAGGTGCTCTCATGGCAAATTCTAATGGATCATTCGGGTTTCGCCCGTATGGTATGCTAGGTTCGGCCGCTAACACCACCGGTACGACTGAATATCGTATCGCATCAAATAACTCTAACCCGATCTTCCAAGGCATGGCGGTTATTCCGTTGGCTGCGGGAGTGATTGACGATCTGCAAGCTGCGGCTGGCGGTAACGTCTCTACGGTTGGTGTTTTTAACGGATGCGAATATGTATCTTCTACCAATGGTGAAACGGTCTTTTCTAACTTTTGGCCCGGATCAGGGGCAGATTCTGATTTCCCTGTAAGGGCTTTTGTTTACGACAATCCTGCACAAATGTTTACCATTGCAACGTCTAACGTTGTTGCCGCGGCAAACACTGAAGCGGAAATTCGTGCGGCGGTCTTTGCTAACATCGCGTTAGCAACAGGTAATTCTGGTTCGACTGCTACCGGTATGTCTTCTGCAACAGCAGATCTTAATACCATCGCCACTACCAACACACTGTTCTGTCGTATTATGGGCGTCCTTGATGACCCAGAAAATGCGGACTTCACTGCTGCGGGTATCCCATTAATCGTTCGCTTAAACAACCACTTCAATGCGCCTACGGGTTCCATTGCGGCTGGTACTGTTTCAGTAACTGGCGTATAAGGAAGGGTATAGATCATGGCTATTTCTCGCGCACAACTAGCAAAAGAGCTAGAGCCCGGCCTAAACGCATTGTTTGGAATGGAATACGACCGGTACGAGGGTCAACATGCGGAAATCTACACAACAGAATCATCGGACAGAGCGTTCGAAGAGGAAGTTATGTTGTCCGGATTTGGCTCGGCACCAACGAAGCAGGAAGGCTCAAACGTAAGTTACGATGATGCTAACGAAGCGTACACCGCCCGTTATAATCACGAAACTCTGGCGTTGGCCTTCTCAATTACTGAGGAAGCAATCGAAGACAATCTTTATGATCGTCTTGGATCACGCTACACCAAAGCACTTGCCCGTTCGATGGCACACAGTAAGCAAGTTAAGGCCGCTGCGGTTCTTAACAATGCGTTTACTGCCGGTGCATCGGCTGGTGGTGACGGTAAAGCACTTTGTGCCGCCGATCACCCGCTGACAAATGGTGGAACACTCGACAACGTGTCGGCTGCTGATTTGAATGAAACCTCTCTTGAGGACATGCTGATCAACATCGCAGGCTTTGTTGACGAGCGTGGCTTGAAGATTGCTCTTCGCGGTATGAAGATGATTATCCCACGGCAGCTTCAGTTTGTTGCTCAACGGATTCTGGCTTCAGAGCTTCGGGTCAACACTGCTGACAATGACATTAACGCGATGAAGTCTATGGGTATGTTGCCTGATGGTTATGCCGTCAACGACTTCCTGACTGACCCAGATGCGTTCTTCGTCATGACAGATGCTCCCCGTGGATTTATCCACTTTGAGCGGACGCCTCTTTCCACCAACATGGAAGCGGACTTCGATACTGGTAACATGCGGTTTAAAGCCCGTGAGCGTTACAGCTTCGGATTCTCAGACCCACGTTGCGTTTTTGGTTCTCCTGGCGTATAAGGGGCTGCACACCTCCCTGTGTAACCCAACTGAGGCGGTCTTCGGATCGCCTCTTTCTTTTTGTCTAAACGTATTGTATTGTTTTGGTATCCCTGACAGGCGCATTCTGTGTCTGACTTAACCCAAGACAGGAGATACTCATGGGTAATTCTACTTTTAGCGGACCAGTGCGTTCGCAAAACGGTTTTGAAGATATCACGATAACTGACGAAACTGGTGTTGAAACAACTAATTCCACATATGGTACAAACGCTTCTGTTGGCGGAACACTCGCCGTGACAGGCGCTACAACATTGTCAACGGCAGTCAATAGTTTGTTTGTTAAGCACGTTGCTCACGTCACAGGTGTGACAGTGAACTCTACCGCTGGCGATAGTCCTACAATCGGTACATTTGCACAGCCTGCAAACACAATCATCACTGACATTAAAATCTTTTGTGCTACGGCTCCCGTTATTGGAAGTGGTGACATTGGTTATGAAGTTGGTACATCTTCTTCAGGCGCACAAATTGTAGCTACTCAGGCTGACGAAATCTTAGATGCTGGTACAACAGTTGTTTTAGGTAACGTAACGATAACAGCATTAATTCTTCAGACTCAAGATGCAGCCACAGCGCCAGCCTCTGTTCAGTACGCTTCGGCAGCGCGTAACATCTTCTGTAACATCACTAACACGGTTGATGCTACAACGGCTGGTTCGTTTACGTTTATCATTGAGTACGTTCAGATTGCGTAAGTATTAATATGGCGGGGTTAACGCCCCGCCTACAAATTATAGGAGACTGCAATGTCAAATGTATCAGACGTACAGGTAGCCTTCATTTCGGATGAGGTTGCTTTAGACGCAGACGGCATATCCACTGCAACATCGGTTGGAAACAATGCTAATTTGGTTATTGGCGGCGCTTTAGCTTCGGGTGGTTCCGTCACTAATGCTTCCGGTAGAGTTGTTACAATCCTTTCTGCGGGGGATGACTCGAGTAAATCTTTCACGGTTACGGGAACTGACGTAAATGGAGATGCTCAAACGGAATCAATTACGGGGGCTAACGACAATACAGCTACCGGAGCTTTGTTCTTTAAAACGATTACTCAAATTGCCGCGGTGGGCAATCCTGCGGGAAACGTCAGTGCTGGAATTAATAACTCCGCTGCGGCCGTAATCAACGCAGAGAGAACTCGTCTCAAAGGGTACTCAATTGTGTCTGGCGCCACAGCGGGAGTGGTTAACTTTGTAGACACCAGTACTGCCGGCACTGTTCGTTTCAAGGCTCGTACTATTGGCACAGACAATACAACTTTGGACAACACCATTCCGGATCAGGGGCTGTTGTTTAAAGACGGTTGTTTTGTAACATTCACGGTTGGCACTATCGACATGATGAACTTCTTTCACGCATAGGAGTTTCTTATGGCTGGAGACAAGGCGATACCTCGGACTAAAAAGAATTACCGTTCCACTAAGTCTGGAGCGGGTATGACTGAGAAGGGTGTAAAGGCTCACCGCTCTGCAAACCCAGGGTCTAAGCTAAAGACCGCGGTTACGGGCACAGTTAAGAAGGGCAGTAAGGATGCAAAGAGACGAAAGTCTTATTGCGCTCGGTCTGCTGGGCAGATGAAGAAGTTTCCAAAAGCTGCCAAGGATCCAAACAGCCGACTCCGTCAGGCTAGAAAAAGGTGGAAGTGCTAATGCTGTCTAAAGGAAATCAAAAGAAGGTAAAGAAGGTTGTTAAGGGTTTGAAAAAGGCCTCAAGGCTACATGCTAGTCAGGCTAAAACTCTTAAATCCATGACTAAGAAAAAGTAGTTGATATGTCTAAAGATGCGCTCCTTGGAACACTAACCGCGATAGCCCTTGGGTATTGTGGTTGGCTTGGAGTGCAAGTTGTATCAATTAAATCAGACGTTTCTGTGGTAGCACATCAAACAGAGCAAATGTGGAACGAGTATATTCAGAGGAGAACTGGTCTTGACCATAAGCCGATCTCAAATGACACAGCAAATAACCAAACCTCCCGGTAAAGCATCTAAAGGTCTTGTGTACTACAAGAACGGTGGAGGTGTATCTGCTAAGTCTAAGGGTAGTAAAATCTGCCCGTCTGGAAAGGCGTGGGCCAAGCGCACCTTTGATACTTATCCTTCTGCGTATGCCAACATGGCTGCTTCCAAGTACTGCAAAGATCCTAATTATGCTAAAGGTTCCAAGAGCGGGAAAAAGAGAGCATAATGGGAGAGCTAAAGAAATGGCGCGACCAGAAGTGGGTGAGGATAGGAACCGATGGTGAGATTAAGGGTGAGTGTGGAACTTCAAAAGATAAGAAGAACCCTGACCGCTGCCTACCTTCGGCTAAGGCACGTTCTCTTTCTAAAAAAGATAGAGCTGCGACTGCAAATAAAAAAAAGAAGGCTGGCGCGAAAGGCAAAACCGTTGTTAGCAACACCAAAAAAGCTAAGGTCAAAGGATACAGCCTCGGCGGAGAAGTCAACGAACCCAAAAGGCCGTACAAAGGAAAAACGGAAAAAGGGAAAGCGGTCGCGAAAGGGTGCGGCGTAGTGATGGCAGATAAGCGCAAACAAACGTTTGGCGCTCGGCAATTTTAAGATGAAAGACTTGAGGCTATGACAACATCAGGAACCAGGGACTTCAACATAGATGTCGGTGAGATCATCGAAGAGGCTTACGAACGCTGTGGCATAGAAGTCCGCACGGGATATGACGCACGAACGGCTAGAAGATCTTTGAACCTGATGTTTGCTGATTGGGCAAACAGAGGAATTAATATGTGGACGGTCAGGTCGGCCACCGCCACTCTGACAAAAGGAACCAGTGCAGTAACACTAGATGCCACGGTTGTGGATGTATTGGAAGTTGTGCTGCGCCGAGATGGAACGGACTTTGAGATCAACCGGATTAGTCGCGGAGAGTACGCAACTCTTCCTACTAAAACCACTGAGGGACGGCCTAGCCAATTTTACTTTGATCGCCAGATTGTTCCAATAATTAACCTTTGGGCCACTCCTGAGAACTCCACTGATCAAATCGTATACTATTACGTCCAACGTATTGAGGACGCAGACAACCTTGTAAATACAACAGATATGCCATTTCGGTTTTACCCGTGCATGGTTGCTGGTCTAGCGTACTATATTGCAATGAAGCGAACACCGGATCGTTTGCAGATGCTAAAGACGGTCTATGAGGAAGAGTTCCAACGCGCTTCGGACGAAGATGAAGATCGCGTACCATTGAAACTCCAGCCCAGCTTTCAATACTTGAGGGTCTAGCATGGCATACGCTTCTGATAAAAACGCATATGGTATATCAGATCGATCTGGTTTTCGGTATCGTTTGAAAGATATGCGTGTGGAATGGACTGGCGCTAAAGTCGGTAAGGATGAGTTCGAGCCCAAGCACCCACAACTATTTCCTCCTAGGGTTGGAAATGATCCTCAAGCACTACTAAATCCTCGCCCCGAATCTGGTTTGGCGGAGCAACGAAACATTCAATACGGTTGGAATCCTGTTGGCTTTAGAGGGGATGAAGCATTCACCTCTAATCCGCTACTTGCTGAAGGCGCCGTGGGAGAGGTTACGATACAGACATGAGCTTTACATATACCACGCTGAAAGAAGCGATACAGGATTATACAGAGAACGATGAGACGGGGTTTATTAAGAACCTTCCATTGTTTATTGAGATGGCAGAAGAGCGTATTCTAAAGAACGTGCAACTGACATTGTTTCAGAAGAACGCCTCGGGGGTCATGACTTCTGGCAATCAATACGTTGCGGTTCCTTCTGACTTCATGGCGCCGTTCTCCTTGAGCTTTATTTCCAGTGGGGCAAAAGAGTACTTACTGTTTAAAGACTTGGACTTTGTGCAGACTTACACGCCGAACCCCGCGACCACTGGCGTTCCCATTTACTATGCTCAGTTTGATGTAGATAACTTTGTAGTCGCGCCAACGCCCAACGCTGGTTTTGATCTGGAATTAAACTATCTGTATCGACCTGCCAGCTTAACCACTAGCTTGTTTACCCTAACGGTAGCTCCTGTGTCGGGGACGTTTACATCGTCAGATACAATAACGGGCGGCACTAGCGGCCAGTCTTCTGCGGTTAGCGAGGTTACGTCTTCAGCAACGTTGATCGTTGGAATACCCAGTGGAAACTACACTGTGGGAGAAACAATAACGGGCAGTTCTAGCGGGGCAACAGCCACTATATCAGCCATTGGTGCGGACACTTCTGTAAGTTGGTTGAGTGACGAGGCTCGAATGACATTGCTGTATGGATGTTTGACTGAAGCCTACACCTATATGAAGGGTGATCCTGCACTAGCCAGTGTTTACGAACGCCGGTTTGCGGAAGGCTTATCACGTCTCAAGAACCTTGGTGAGGGTCAGGAGATTGCAGATGAATACCGGTACGGACCAATAAGGAAACGTAGAACATGAACAATATGTCTTTTGGTGTTTCGATGTCCAATGACTTTAAGGTTGGTGTGGAGACTACAAACAACAGGGGCTTTACTCCAGAGGAAACCGCAAAGCGTTGCGTGGATAAAATCATCGGAGTTTCTGATAACGCACCTCCTGCAATTAAGGACCAGGCTCTAGCCTATCGGGCGGAGATGGAGAAGATCATAGCAGTGTATATGAAACAGGCTATCAAGAGCGATAGAACTACGGTATATAATGCAATAAAAGATGCTGGTCAGCCCACGTTGGCCGAATATATAAGGAAAATGTAGATGGCTTTTAACGGCAACTTTCTATGCACTTCTTTTAAAGTTGAGATTTTAAAAGGCGTACATAACTTCACGGCGGCAAGTAATCAGTTTAAACTGGCACTGTATAATAACAGCGCCACGTTCACCGCTGCGACCACGGCGTATACGTCAACCAACGAAATTAGTGGCACAAACTATACCGCTAAGGGCAACTTCCTGACCAGTGTAACGCCAACATCCAGCAGCACTACTGCGTTTACGGACTTTGCTGACGAGGTGTTTTCGACGGTTACTATTTCGGCTGTGCGGGGCGCGTTGATTTTTAACGAAGCCGCCACTGGAGATCCTACCGTGTGTGTATTGGATTTCGGTGCAGACAAGGCGGCTAGTGCTGGGGACTTCACGATCATATTCCCCACGGCTGATGCATCTAACGCGATTATCCGGATAGCCTAATGGCCGATCCGGTCGCAGCCTTTCAGGGGTGGAATAGCTCCATACAAGGGTGGAATACTGGCACTTGGAATACCAATGTTGCCTATCCCATTACTGCGACTGCTTCTGTTAACAGTGCTGCTGTTGTCATCGACGGTGAGGCCAACGTTTCTGTAACAGGCCTTGCGGGTACTGGGTCCGTTGGCGCGGTTACCATTGTTGGCGCGGCCAACATTAGTCCTACTGGGGTGGCGGGAACATCTGCATTAGGCAGTTACTTTACAACCAACACTGAAGTTCAAATGACTTCGGCAATCGGCAGCACCACAATAGTTGGTAATGCCATCGTTCCGGTTACGGGTTTAAGTGCGACTGGTCAAATTGGCGTACTAAGGTCAACTTGGGGGGATATAATCCCATCGCAAAACTCGAACTTTTCATCTATAACACCATCGCAGACACCTGAATGGAAGGGCATTCTAAACACGGCTGTCGCAGCATAGGATAATAACATGGCAAGTGTATATACAAACGATCTTCGCCTAGAAGAAATTGGGTCAGGCGAACAGTCTGGAACTTGGGGCGATACCACTAACACCAACCTAGAATTAATTGCAGAAGCCTTTGCCTTTGGCACGGAGGCTATTACGACTAACGCTGATACTCACGCAACGACCATTGCGGATGGGGCCACTGATCCCGGTCGTGCAATGTTCCTAAAGTATACCGGAACCTTGGATTCTGCTTGTACCATTACAATTGGACCTAACACGGTCAGCAAGTTGTGGTTTATTGAGAACGGAACCTCTGGCTCACAGAACATCATTATTAAGCAAGGTTCTGGGGCCACAATAACTATTCCACCGGGCGATACTAAAGCTATCTACTCTAACGGCGCTGGTTCTGGTGGTGCAATGGTTGACGCCTTTGCCTCGTTGAGCGTGGTTGATCTCAAGGTTCAAGACGATCTGACTGTTACGGATGACGTGGCAATTGGTGGATTATTAACAGTCACTGGTGGAGCTTTGTTAAATGGCACTACTCCCACGCTTACTATTGGCGATGCTGGGGCTGAAGATGCAAAGATTGTATTTGATGGCAATGCAGCAGACTACCATGTTGGTTTGGATGACAGCGAAGATGCTTTACAGATTGGTTTAGGTGCAGCACTTGGAACAACACCAAGAATTACCATCAGGGGTACTGAAGTTGCTGTTAATGATCTTGGTATTGACCTAAACTTCCGTGTTGAGTCAAGCAATACAGCCCATTTGTTGTTTGCTGATGGTGGTGAAGATGTAGTAGGTATTGGTACGCCTACACCCGTACCAAGTGCCGCAGCTTATAAAAGAGCAGCCTTGCATATTCATCAAGAGCAAGGCGGTTCTACTGGTTCACAAATCCACATGACTAATGATGCGACTGGTGCTGCCGCTGGAAACGGAATGTTTATAGCAATGTGGCAAGACGATGATGTTTACTTCACTAACCAAGAAAGTGATGGAAACATAAAGTTTGCTACGGGTGGTAATAATAATGTTCTTGTCCTAGATGCTGCTGGTGCGGCTACTTTTAGTAGCACTGTAACAGCTGACGGTGGTATTGATGTAGACAACTTTCATATAGATGGAACCACAGTTGCGTTGTCTTCTGGCAATCTAACGATTGATGCAGAGGCTGGAGACATTGTTTTAGACGCCCACGGTAATGATTTTATTTTAAAATCAGGAGCAACTGGGATAGTTCTTGTAGCGGGAGACAACACTTCTGGCGATTTTTTCATGAGGGTTGAGACAGCGGATAAGAATTTTCTAATCAATGGTACTGACGGTTCAACTGCAATTACTGCCCTAAACCTTGATATGGCTGACGCTGGTGATGCCACTTTTAACCGTAACATTGGTTTAGGCGCTTCAGATGTCTCCATTGATACTAGATTACATATTGATGCTTGCCCTGACGGTAAAGTTATAACTCTTGAACAAAGTGGTAGAAAAAGTGCAATAGGTACTTTCTTTTCGCCCGGGTCTACCCTTTCTAGATTAGACTTCTTTCTCTCAGATGGAAACCAAAATGGTGGCAATAACAATAGAATGTCTATCCTCTCTAGCGGTGATGTTCAGGTAAAAACCGGAAACCTAGTAGTCGGCACAGCGGGTAAGGGCATTGATTTTTCTGCTTACGGCGCTGGTGATGATATTGATAACAATTTGCTAAACGACTATGAAGAAGGGACTTTTACTCCTGTGTATGTGGCAACTGGTACAGCTTTTGGTGCTATTACGCATGATACTCAATCAGGATATTATACAAAAATTGGAAATGTAGTAAACTTTTCACTAGTACTAAGAACAGATGCTTTCACGTTAGGAAGTGGTTCCGGTTCTGTGCAAATAAATGGTCTGCCGTTTCCTGCGGCTGGCATTGACACATTTCCAATAGCAATTAATGCTCAATCTGGTTGGACAAACTATATGCCTTTTGGTGGGTGGGTTAGTTCTACTGTTATAACATTAACAAATAACGCTGGAGGGTCAGATAGAACGGGTTATCGCACAATCCCCGTTGCAAACATGACTGATGGATTAGACAAAAACCGAATATATCTTACTGGAACTTACATAACAAACGCATAACCCACTGCATATCTTTGGGTCGGACAGTCCATAAAAGGAGATAAAATATGGCAAACGGTGACATTACAAAAGTAATTGAATACGACAAAATTGAGGTCGTGCAATCTTGGAGCATACAAGTTCGCAAGTCTACTAAAATCATGGAAGAAGGTTCTGCTGGCGCACTGACTGAAATAAGTCGCAGCTTCCACAGACACGTTCTTCAACCATTTAGCTCAGTCTACACGCCTGCAGTAGTTGCTGTTGAGGCTGTAACAGCAGTAACTGAACAGACAGACAGCGATGGCAATGTGACCAGAGAAGCGGTTGAAGCTGTAACAGCGGCAACTGGCGTAGATGCAAGCTGGGCGCATACCGCCACAGACATCTCAAGTGAAGCCGCAAGCGTACAAGCTATAGCTACAGCAGCTTGGACAGACGATGTTAAGAACGCATACAAGGCAATGCGTGAAGCACAGACTACTTAACCCCAACCCCGAAAGGAGATCACAATGGCTGAGAAAAAAACAAACACCATTACGATCAATGATAAATCTTACACTGAAGATCAACTAAATGACACCCAGAAGGTAATGGTGAACCACGTTGCTGATTTAGATCGCAAGATTGGCTCTGCTAATTTTAACATCGACCAGCTAAAAATGGGACGAATGGCATTTATGAACGCGCTGACCACGTCTTTGGCAACTGAGCCTGAAGACGCAGAAGTTGTAAGCTAAATGGAAATGGCCGCGCTTTGGAATGTCGGACTAACCGCTGCTTTAGCGTTCATCGTATGGTGGGCAAAAAATCAGCACGACGAACTGAAGCGTGTCCAGATCCTCCTCAATCGAACTAGGGAGGAGATGGCCAAGGAATATTCGACGAAGGTCGAGAGTACCGCGTCCATAGATCGGCTAATAACCCGATTAGACACTCTCGACGCAAAAATGGACAGGATGTTAGAACGATAAAAAAAAGGTGCGCGGTATATGATTGACCCTATTTCGGCAATGGCCGCAGCATCAGCCGCTTATTCGGGCATAAAGAAAGCAGTTTCCGTTGGTCGAGAAATCAGCGGCATGGCGGGTACAATCTCGCAGTGGAGTAAGGCTTGCAGTGACTTAGACTTTCTAGAGAAAAAAGCTCAGAAGCCTCCCATGTACAAAATGTTTTCGGATACTCAGGCAAATGCGCTTGAGATTTGGACACAGAAGCAGAAACTCGCAGAAATGCGCGAGGAGCTGCGCGCTTTCATAAGTTGGAATTATGGCCCCTCAAGCTGGGATGAAATTGTCAGAATTGAGGCGCAACAGCGTAAAGAGCAGCGCGAGCTTGTGTACAAGAAACAAGAGTTTATTGACAGTTGCATTAACTGGGCCGTGGGTATTGCGGCCACTTTTGTAGGAGGAGCAATCTTAGCTTTGGTGGTGTACATCATTGGTGCAACGCAAGGGAAATGGTAGTATGAACAGTTTAATCCCAATTATTATTGCAAGCTCTCTGCTGAACCCAGAATATG